ATGCTTACGAAGTCATGCTGCAATCAAATGGTAAAGTTAAATGCAAATAACTTTATTTTCAAAACCGCGGAAGAACGAGATTTCGCATGGCGGGCTACAAAAACGCTTCGCCAACTAGAGGAGCAGCAAGATGTCGGATAACGAGCTAATTAAAGCGGACCCGCTTGGTGGCATGCTGCCGCAAGAGCTTGTTACTGGTGATGTCCTGCGTGGCTACGGCCCTCGGAGAGGCAACCTCGAGCGTCTTCTTAGGTACTGGCGTCCGATAATGAAAAAGCCCGGTGGCTTCAGACGATGTAGGGTCATTCTCGCCAATCACCCCGAGCTATATCCGTTGAACAATATCTGCGCATGGCTGCACCATGAGACGACTGGACTGTGGCCGAATGAAGGATGCCATCATCCAGGGATGAAAAATTGCCGCAAAAAATTTAGAAAACTCACCAATTGGACAGACTCTCAATTTGCGTCAGCGCTTGACGGGAAAAAACCCAAAAACATAATTCGGAATTCTGGGAAGAGCGCGGACTCATCACTTAATTCGGATATTTTTTTCTACGAGCATTCAGAAATTGAGTCCAAAACAGAACAAAATTTCGTAGTTACCGAGTCTGACATAATGCATGCAATAAAAGTTTTAGGTGAATTTTCTGAAATGGAACCCAAATTTATCAAATTTCTTCAAGATGAAAATAACTGGCAAATAGAAGGCGAAGATGAGAACGGCAAAAAGGCGTACTCTGTAGTTATTCGTACCACGTCTCTGGAAGAGGAATGTTGTGGCTGATTTTCAGGAATGCTGTGGAGACAGTGAGGTTCTCGTAACTCGAGTTATTCTGTTCGATGCTGCTACAAAACAAAACCTAGATTACCTGCGTGGTGTGAAGACGTCTTCCCAGGGGGCGACAGAGTACAAGGCCCTATCAAAGAGGTTTAATAACACTCGGCGGACTAAGCGAGACCCCTATTTAAATGAAATGCAATTCAAGGCCAATACTGGTCGCCAAATTGCAAGCACGATTCGCAGTACCCTCCTCCCTGGAGACACGGGTCCGTTGAGGTCTCCCGTCCGTTCTGCTTTTTATCGGACCATAACACCAGGACGACCTGGTGGTCGTGGTGGCTCTCTCCCTGGACAAAATAGGGCTCATAGATGCCCAGAGGGCTACCAGTACGGCGGAAGGTTCACTGACAACCGCCTTTCTACATGCGGGGCAAAACTGTTTGGAATACCCTCTGCTTTAGGTGCTGCGATAAGTGCTGGGCGACGAGCATTGACTTCTGGAATAACCCCAGAAACAACAGGAAGGGACATAACTGGGGCACCGTACGACAGCTCAATCATCCTCTCCAGGGCTCCACAAATCCCTAAAGTTACGTACGATAATCCCAAAACAGCAGCGTCAAGACTGAATGATTCAATCAAGTCCATAGGCGCGTTTAATAAGGATTCTGGCATCAAGGTGCGCCGCATGGTGAGGCGTGACGGCTTCGTGCTTGAACCGGTAGTTCCAAACAAAGTTTTGAGAGCAATCCCAGACAACAGAGACATGGAGGGGGCATTATTTATAATGTCAGCGCTTTCACCAAAGGATATTGGCGGCGAAGAGCTTGGTCTTCTGTCAAATACTGGTGTCAAGTCCTTGGTCTATGTTCTCCCCGGGGGCTCATATCTGAGATTAGAAAAAGCTAGGAAATTGGAAATTGGAGAGCGAAGAAAACTAGGACGCGTTGTCAATCAGGCCATGGCCATGGATAATTCGCGCGACCCGGCCAAAAGACTACGTAATGTTGCCGAAGAGATAGGAGACGGTCTCAAATATTCCGAATCTTTTACTGGTGTCAAAAACCCCAATGAAGTTATAAAGGGGAGAATGAGCTGGGCGTCTCAGGTCTGGGGCAAGAGACTTTCGTCGATGACCGAGTCTTCGTCCGTAAGAAATACCGAATCATTTGGACCACGACGCAAACTCATAAAAAGCGTGGATGAAGCTATTCAATTTATTGTTGATGGGGGAAGCCTTTCTTCGGTTGACCCTTCAATCATGCCCAAGATACTCGCAAAAGCTGGAGTAGTACAAAGACAGAGATTAGCCAACAACATTAGCGCTATATCCACCCCGTCAGAAAGTCTTTTTCTTTACGAAAAGCCATCCAAGTTTCAACATATTGCCGAAAGATTTGCATCAGATGTGCAGCAGTCTCTTGGGCTGGAATCTCCAGACGTCGTCTTTGCATCAAAGCAGGGTGATTCACGTCAGTTTCTGCGTCAAGAGGTAACTGCGGCAATACCTGGAGCCGTTTTCAATCCGGATGCGAAATTCAACGAGCTCGACCCTCAGGACGTGGCGGCAATGTTTGTGTCAGATTTCCTCACCGACCAGCGCGAACGTCCGATGACGTCTATATACACGCTAGATACCCCTGACGCTCGAAGGCTCGTACTGGGGCAAAACTCCACATCCGGATTAATAGACTTGTCTAAAATTGAAATTACGAATCGCATGAAAATGACGCTCAGCGAATTTTATAGTTCACAAGCAACTCCGGCATATTCCGATTATTACCAAGCACTAAAAGCCGAACAAAGATTGTTGTTTATGAAATATCTAAACATCCTAATAAATAGAGCAAGGAAATTCAATCCTAAAAATTTCAACGACTCGATGAATCAATATGGTATTTCCGAAGGAGAAAGAATACATATGAATATCATTGGGAAGCTATTCGAAGTACGCCTTGAAGGTTTGCAAAGTGGTAAAAACAGCCTAAAACTACTGTTCTCTGGAGGCAATGTATGAAAATTGGTTTCATAAAAGACGTATTTAGTGGAATGCCGCACGTTATGGCATCGATGGAAAATGAAGTTATTCACGTAAAATCGATTACTGAATTTGGTAAATCAATTATTGAAGATTTTGATTTTGATGAAAAAAACATTGGTGCAAACGTGCCTGTTGGTTGCGTTTTTACTGGATTTTTTGCTGACAAAAATAATCTCCAAGTGCCAGAAAAAGAAAACCAGGTTAAGCAAGAAAATTTTACATATGCCAGAAAATCAATAAATGACATATCGCATCGAAAAATTAATGCGATTGGACTAGAAATGAATAAGTTCACAAACAGCACTAACAAAATTAATGCTATTGCATTCAAAGCTGAATCATTCAAGAATTCTGTGCGCAGGTCTAACTTCATCCGAAGAATACATAGCGGGAAGATAATTTTTAACGAAAAAATGGGGCGGATTGAACTAAATCCAAAGTTTGCCTTTAGCAGTATCGAGAAAGAAGTTCTTAATTCTTCTTTCGGCAAGAGTTTCATTAGAAAATCAGCCGATAAAGAAATAATGCAAAGTAGCGATAAGCGTAGAGTCGCACGCAGGGCAAAGGTCCTTCTTGGGCTAGCAGGCGGAGAACGTTCTCCTGAAAAACAACAAATTTCAGAACGAATACAAAAAGCCCGCAGGCAGGTCAAAAATGGCAAGTAAAAAAGATTTGGTAAAAAAGGCTGACGCCCTGCGTCTAGCTAAAGATATTGGCTGTTCTGGTGCCCACAAGGACCGCAAAGGAAATTGGATACCTTGTGAATCAATAGAGGAACTAGAAAGAATATCCAATACTGCCGAAACATCAAAATGGCGAACCGTGGTTCCTGGTTCAAAATCATCAAAGGAACGTACCAAGGGGAAAAATAAACGCCGGCCTGACGGCTGGGAAAACCTAAGAGAAAAGCCAATCCGTGGCATTGAGTCACTCCCTGGCGTGGGGCTCGTTTCAGGCTCTTCATTTAATTCAAAATCACTTAACTGCTGTGGCACGAAAGGGGCCGGACCTGAATTCGTACGCGACAATGATGTCGATGTGTTCTTGGATGCAGACTCAGCGAGGGCTCGTTCCCGTCAAATCGGATGCATAGGTATTAGTAGGCGAATAAGCAAGTCTGGGCGCACGGTTTGGATGCCATGTACCAATATGAGCGATTATTCAAACAGGACTGGTTCTACTGATTTAGGGCGCAGAAACATGCGGAATCGTCGCGAAGAAGAGACGCGACGTGCAGTAAGAACAGTTCTAAGAGAGACTTCTAAGCCAAATGTAGCGAGAAAAAGTTCGCTAGCAAAAGAACTACGTATTAAATAATACTTCATCTATTTACGTACTTTAATTGCAAAATATTATTAGTTCCACTGGAGAGTGTAAATCATCTGTTATTTTTGATTATACATAGTGCTGGGTGCTGACCTAAGCCTAGATAAACAACAACAACAACAACCCAACACTCAATCTCAACAGAGGAGAAACAAATGTCGCAAGACAATTCCCGTACCGAGGAGCTTCAATCAGCCCTCCGTCAGAAGATGGCAGACAACAAGACCATCGCTGACTCATTCAAGGTAGAAGACGGCACAGTAGTCGTCACTACGGAACAGAAGACCGCGTTCGACAAGAACATGCGAGACATCAAGGAAATCAAGTCGCTTCTTAGTGACCTTGATACCATGAAGTCAGTCGACCAGTGGGGCTCACAGCCTGCAGGCGAATCAGCCGCAGCAATGTACGCTGCCGCTGCCGCAGACCTCAGTCACTTGTCTTCACGTGAAATCAAGAGCATCGGTCAGCTATTTCTTGATTCTCCGGAATTCAAGGCACTCAATGGTGGTCGCAATGGCGCAAACATGGTTGCCCCATGGACCGTCGCTGCTTCACTGACGACCCAAGGAATGTACAACGTCAAGGATGTCTTCTCGGCAACCCCGACCGGCACCCCTGGTTCGTTTGGAACGATTCAGCGTGACCCGATGGTGACCCCGCCGACCCGCACAAAGCGCGTTCGCGACTTGTTCCCGGCCCGTAAGACCAATGCTGCTGTTATCGAATACTTCCGTCAGTTGGGTTTCACGACCCTACAGACGGGCCATGGTACGAACAGCGCCTCATCGGTTGCTGAGCGAAATAGCGGCAACACCGCCTTTGGCCTCAAGCCACAGTCGTCGTTCGCCTTCGTTGGTGAGCAAGCCCCAATTCGCACACTCGCACACTGGGAAGCTGCACACCGCAACGTTCTGTCGGACGAGCCGCAATTGCGTTCAATCATCGACAACGAACTCATGTACGGTCTCCGTCTCCTTGAGGATAATCAAATCCTCAATGGTGATGGCGTCGGCGAGAACTTGCTTGGTGTTTTGAATACCCCCAACATCCAGCAATACGCCTGGTCAGATGGAGAAAACTCCCCGGTCGCAGATACAAAGGCCGATGCACTTCGTCGCGCCGCAACTCTCTCGTTCCTTGCTTACTACGAGCCATCTGGCGTCGTACTGCACCCGAACGACTGGGAAGACATCGAATTGACCAAGGATGCCAATGGCCAGTACCTCATCGCAGTTTCGGTTGCAATGGGTGGCGAGCCACGCGTCTGGAGAATGCCGGTAATTGATACCCCAGCAATGACCGCTGGCAAGGCCCTTGTCGGAGCATTCGGTACAGGAGCACAGTTGTACGACCGCGAAGAGGCGAGCATTCGTATCTCTGAGCAGCACTCGGACTTCTTCATCCGTAACGCAATCGTGATTCTCGCCGAGCAGCGTTTAGCTCTCGCAGTGAAGCGTCCCGAAGCGTTCGTTGAGGTTACCTTCGACAACGAGCCAGCCTGATAACTTCTAGCTCTTAAGGGTTCCCCCCGGAAGTAGCCGCTTAAATGTGGTGAAACCGGGGGGTTTCCTTTATATCGACACATTTATGTGGGAAGATTGTGTATATGACAAACCCTATTGACGAAACCCAGAAGCTTTATGAAGAGCTACAGGCAATATCTGACCAAATTGAATCAGAAATAGTCCTTGAGCAAATTACCGAGCAATCCATAATCGAACTCAAGCGCCTTGAAATGCAACCCATGTTCGACGAGTACTATGGTTCCTCTGTCTTCAGTAAGATGATTGAAAAGAGCGTCAGCAAGCCTGTCTATCGTGACCCTAAGGGTGGACTGACCGCAGCCGGACGAGCGTATTTCCGCAGAAAAGAAGGGGCCAACCTTAAGCCGGGGGTAATGGGTGCTGCGAATACCCCAGAGAAAATGAGAAGAAAAGGCTCCTTTCTAACTAGATTTTTTACGAACCCCTCTGGACCCATGAAAGATGAAAAGGGAAGAGCAACAAGACTCGCGTTGTCCGCTGCCGCATGGGGAGAGCCAGTGCCACAAAACGTGGATGATGCCAAAAAGCTCGCAGCTAAGGGACGCCGCATGCTCCAGCGTTATCAAAAAACAAAAGATAAAACAAAATCATATTCCGAGTTCGATATCTTCAACAAAAATGCGTCTGAAAATTACTACTCAAATCTTGATTCAGAAGAAATGAAAGGCGTTTGCCCAACAGGTGGGATTTTTGATTATTCTGACATTGACGCAGACGGCGAACTGTCTCTCAGGATTGCGGCAAGACGTGAACTAGCGAGCTTGGTCCCATCCCTCAAGTCCTCTATGTCGTATATTCCGTCAGACGCAGACAAGGCCAAGAGAATTGCTAGTGCCTCAAAAATGATGCGAAAGCGGAGAAAGCAAAAAAATGGCTGAACAATTTTGGTATGCAGCAAAAGTTATTAAGGTGGTTGATGGGGACACGCTTGATGTTCTCATTGACCTCGGCTTCAATATTCATCATAAGGTAAGAGTTCGGCTCTACGGACTCAACACCCCCGAGTCAAGAACTAAGGATTTGGGAGAAAAAGAGATGGGACTAAAAGCCAAATCTTTCACTCAAGACTGGACCACTAGGCATCAAGTAGTTTTTCTTAAAACAATCGCAGGAAAAGATGACAAATACGGCAGAGTTCTTGCACAGATTTATTCAGACAAGGACATAAAGTCAGAAAAAACAGCTTGTCTCAACCTTGACATTGTATCTGCGGGTTATGCTCGCGAATATTTTGGTGTGGGCGACAAGACATGGGAGGAATTCAAGTGAGCGACAATACGTGGGCTTCTTATAATGGGCCAATCAAGGGTATTCGCATAGAGGAAAAAGCAGACGATTCCGCCAAATGCCCGACAGCAACAAAGGACATTTCTGTAAATCTTCAAAATCGTAAAAAGGCAATTGCCGTTGCTGATTATGGTCCACTTAATCCAGGAGAGGAAAATGAAGAGTTCTGGTCAAAGCTTGCCAATGAGTGGGAAGTAAGTGCTGAAGAGGCCAAAAAGCAAAAATGTGGTAACTGCTCCGTATTTATTGTTACCCCGCAAATGAAGTCATGCATACAGGGCGGGCTCGTTGGGGAAGAAAAAAAAGATGAATGGGAAGCAATAGACAAAGCCGGCGAACTAGGCTACTGCGAAGCGTTTGATTTTAAGTGTGCATCCAAGAGAACTTGCCGCGCATGGGTTGCTGGCGGACCGATAACTAGCGTCAAGCAAGACTGAATCGACCATGAACAATATAAGTAGAGGAAAATAAAATGGCAGCACAAAAAGGTATTGGAGTTGTTTTTCATTGTTCAGACTGTGACCCCTATGAGGTGAGGTCTTACGGCTGGGGTGGTGAATGGCCAGGTTCGGACTGCGGTTATCACGCACTTACCGAAAACGCCAGAAGGTACATTCACGCTCATCCCGAAGAGAACCACACGTTTGAAGACATGGTTGCCTTGGAGGTGGGAGACGAAGTATTACCAGTACTCATTGATTTGGGAAATCAAATACAATCAGGCTATGAAGTAGTAAAAGATGGCGTAGTAGACGCATACGAATGGTTGGATAAGAACGCCTGCAACATAGCGGTGACTGCAGCAATCTCGGCCGGGGTTGTTGCCTATTTTACGCCAGCACAGCCCGCAGGAGCGGCAACATCAACCTCTCTATCAATTATGGCACAGCCGCTTCTTTATGTTGCAGATATGGCAACTAAGGCTGTAATAGTAACGGCAATGAGTGAAATCATAACGGAAGGATTTCTGCTAATACCATTCGTTAGCGAGAGCATTGACCACACACTATTGAAAAACATAATCTCAAACTGTTTAGCCAAAAGTTTAGATTCAGCAGCACTGTGGGCAACGCCAGCGGGTGTTGGCATTGCAATCGGAGCAGCGGTTGCGCCTGTTATTGCAGATTTGATATGTACAAAAACCTGTCCTGAGGGATTTACCAAAGCGTTTAACGGGTAAAGAAGAATGCAGGACAAATAAGTGAAAAAGAAAATAACTAACGTCATAAACTGGATGGCAGCGATTGTTTCCACCATTGTCGTAGCAAGAATGGCTATCAAAATTAAAAAAGCAGCGGGTCACCCCAACCCTGAAATGTGGGAATGAATTGTGTGCTCGGCGCACGAAACGTAACGCCTGCCAGATTCTTCCTCTTTGCGGGCGTATCCCTGTTCCCCACATCTTTCACATATAGTAAAAGAACTTTCTTCAATAGCAATAATCAATGAATTCACTTTCATGTAGCTATCCATGTCTGTGAGATTAAAATAAAACCGCAATCCACCCATCTTTTCTTTGACCTGTGCGATTGTGTAGTTTGGGTCTTGTGCGAATAAAATATCATCGCATTCCCTTATTAGGTTCGCCCAACCATACCCGCAGTCAATCGTTGCCGGTATCCCGTCAGCAAAACGGTCAAGGATGTTTTGAAAATCAGGGTCTGAGCCTATGTTGGTGTCCATAATTAAATCCTATACTCACGTTGCGCGCCGGGCAGGATTCGAACCTGCAATCGACAGATTAGAAGTCTGTTGCCTTATCCCTTGGGCCACCGACGCTAGGGGTTTTGCTTGTTCTTTCTAGCATGATACAGATTTCTTTGCCGTTCATTTTGCTTCTCTTTGTTTTTTAGACGGTACTCGCGCTTGCATTCTTTACAAACTCTGTATTCTTTACCAATTTGTCTGCCTTGCTTCTTTACATAGACAAGAGGTTCAAACTCTTCAAAAGAGTGACCCTTCTTGCAGCCATCTTTCTTCCTATTAGAAGTTCCTTGTCTGTTTTTGTTAAACATGTCCCTTGAGTTGGCAGAATAGGTGTCGGCCCACAGGTGCTCTGGATTGACACATGCCGGAACATCGCAGGTATGACAGATTATTAAACCATCAGGGATTTCACCCTTATGGATGATATAAGAATAATGGTGGGCCGAGGTTGTCTTGCGGTTTACCGCGAAAGAACCATACCCGCGAGAGTTTGGCGCTCCAGTCCATAACCAACAGGAATCAGTCTTGTTTACCTTTTGGAAAAAACGTTCTTCGAGGGACATGTTTTTAGGCATGTGACTACTTTACCGGACAAGCTCCAGTTGCGCAATCGTCCATATCAATCTCTCCGTTGAACTTCTCTTGTACTAATGGAATGGAGAAGTCGATTTTAGAGACCATCTTTTCGTATAGTTCTTTTGTTATCTCTTCATATGGAGGGAGAACGAAGTTGTGGTCGCTGTGCAAGAGGAATGATACGGACTTCACGCTCTTGTCGTAGTTCTCAGTCAACCACTCCTGAATGCTTTTTAGCTCTTCTTTGCGGTAATAGACCGTAACGGAAACAGCATTGTCTGCCCACTCGGTTTGAACTTTCTTTACCCACTCAAGCTGCTGCACTGCTGTCATTTCGCTTGCCAAAGTTGAGCCCTCTGGAGACATGCAGGGGAATTCCACAACATAACGCGTATGGTCTTCTCGGCCATCAATGCCGATATCCCATACGACCTTGTAGCCACGCTTGCGACATGCGTCAACAAGTGGGTCTGCCGCTCCAAAACGAACGCGCCGGATGTAGTGAGGGGCAAAAGCCGGGTGAATGCCCGGAGTAACGCCTGGAAGCAGCGAGAGAGTGCCTGAAGGCTGAACCGTGGTCATTCTCACAGACTCAGGGAACCCCTTTTCCGCGGAATACTCCTTATCAAGGTCGCGTAAGTACTTGTACGCCGTATCGAGCCACGAAACCTGCTGTTCAGTTGCCTGAAGAACTCCAGTAATGCTTTGACCAAGGCGTGCATTGGCCCTGACAATAGATGTCGTCTTCTCGTACGGGTACGGGAGTCTGGTGATTTGCTTCTGCGTCATGTAAAGGAGACGCGAAAGTGACAAGAATTGCGGCAAAGATTCGATATTAGGAAGAAAAATTGTCGCGAGATTGCACGATTCTCCATCTGCAAGTGCAATTTCCGCACATGGATTAAAGCCCTCGATTGTTGCGTCTGGGCGTTTTTCGCCAAGGCGACCGTGAGTTCGTGCGAGCTTCCTATTAACTAGACCGTATGGCTCTCCCGAGCCGTCATATCCACGCCATAGTTCTGCTGGTATTTCTTCCCAGCCGTCGGCATATAGCGAATTGTTACTATTTGCTCGCCACCCAGGAATGTTTCCTGAACCCCAGTTCTTTGCTCGGAGGAAGAGAACATCGTCAGGGTCGCCCATTGCGATTTGCGCCGAACGCCTTGATGAACCGGAAACAACAATTCGACCAATGATATTGCAGATATCCAAAACATCGATTGACCTAAGCTTCTTGCCGACACGGTTATCTAAAACCTTGCAAATATCGCTAATACCATCAATGAGGGCTCCAGGTCCGGAAGCAGTACCGCCAAACGTCTTGAGAGGTGCACCAAACTCACGAATCAAAATGGTCGAATAGGTAAAGGACTTGCCGGTATCAAAGTACGACTTAAGAACGCTATGCAAAAGGCGACGCCAGCCAGTACGACTGTCTGGAACAATAATGTCAGCGTCGTTACTACGCTCCTGTGTAATAGTTACTCCACTCTTGATTCTGGGCAAGTCGTGAATCTTTGAACGCTCTACGGAAAAACCCACGCCACCGCCAAGCATCAGGTAGTCAAACAGCATTTCAAAATCTTCAACTTTTTCGATATTCGTGAAGTAGCAGTTGTTTAAAGACGCTCCGCCAAAACGTGCAACCATTCCAGTTCCTAGTTGCCACAAAGCACGCCCACTCATTGAGCAGCGCAGGTTATACATGTGGTCAAAAAGCTCTTCCGCTTCTTCGCGGGTGTAGGGAACGCCAATTTCTATTGCACCATTGACAACACGCTGAATCGTTTCGGGCCATGTTTCGATGTTGCCGTTGTCTTTTGTGCGGCTATAGGTACGGAGAAAAACAATTTCTCCCATGCCATTGAAGCCCCATGGAACGGGACGATTGGCGTAAGAAGCAACGAATTTGTCATCAATGTGGTTCATGATTTCCTGTCAGGTGGGTGGATTGAATAGTAACTAGGAAACGAGTGTAGCGCACAGATGAATAAAGAAAAAGTCGAGAGAATATAAAATTAATTTAAAAAGCCAAGTCTCCTGGCTTCGGCGATAGAAATGTTTTTGCCTTTTTTATGGACAACTATTTTTGTAACAATACCTGGCGCAATTTCTCGCTCTTCGCAATAATCCTCTTGCATACAAAACGCCAAGGAGTCATCGAGAGAAGAGTGCGTGTTGTAGCCCCAAATATCTTCCGGCAACAAACTTGCAGAATTGCCCTCACAATCGCCAGTCGGGTGACCGCAAACGGGACACGGAAGCCTGTCGGCCCGAAGAATACTAAACCCAGAATGTTTATCTTCAAATATGGACATTTCGCCAAATCCTGGGCTATCGTAAAATGCATTCACATTAATAAGTTTATCTAAATAATGCTCTGCATAATAAAACCAAAACTGGCTATTTTTGCAGCAGCATCGAGAAGGCTCTGGTCGTCGACCGATTCGCTGGGCCCCATTTGAAGAACTCTATTTAACATGTGGGGGTATTTTGTTTGTTTTGTATGGTGTTCTGCTTTTTCCGGATAAACCAGCACCTCTTTCCAGTGCACCTTGCGCCCTAACGCAATCTTGTATGGGGCGGCAACCATGGATGTAGGCGTAATATGGCCATTTTCTTCGTCAATTGACGCATGGCTAACCGTCAGGCATTCATATATGGGCAATTTGGGGTCCGAAAACGCCAAAGCTAGGTCCATATTCTTGGTTTTATGGGAGTCTAGGGAGCAGTAACCCTCCGAGACCATGGTGATGGCCGTGGCCCACATATCCTTGCGGAGTACCTTGCACACCTCTTTGCATCTTTCAAAGCGTACTTCTGGGTCCAATTTCATTGTTTCAGAGTTCATTTGAGATATCGAAATCAGTCCGTCATCCATCCACGCTAGAAAATGGATGGCCAAATCCTCCCCAACCCCATGTTCCTCGACTGCCGTATCTTTCGCCAGCTGGGCCGATGTCAGGGCAAGAGCCATTTTACTAAAATCATCCATGTATTGGTCCACGAGGCATTTTAGACAAATATTCTTCATTTCCATGGTAAACAAATAAACCGCTTTTGCAACGGCCGACACACTCATGCGCTAAGGTTGCATCATGACTGAAAGCATCAAAAAGAACCAAACAAAGACCCCCAAGAAGGCCGCCGTTAAAAAGGCTCCTGCAAAGAAAACCGCCCCCAAGAAGGCCGCCGCCAAGAAGTCCCCGGTGAAGAAGGCCGCTGCCAAGAAGGCTCCTGTGAAGAAGGCCGCGGAGAAGCAGCCCGAAGTTCAATTCGATATCTTGGATGAGCTTCGCGATGAGGTCATTGAATGGGCCGACGATTTTATTGCCGCAAATCCGAATGTAAAAGTAAATGGCAAGGTTGGAATTTTACAGACTTGGTTCCGTAAGTTCTTTAGTCGTCGCGCTAAATAACTGCGCGAGTTGCATCTTTCATAATGACAACAGAAAGACGCAGAGCCCCACGTAAAAAAATAACATCTATCGAGAAGACCGGTAGGTGGGGTCATCTTGTTTATCATCACAAACTTGAATGTGGTCATATCGACGTACGCAAAAGAGCCGCAACATCTGATGAAATAGCATGCATGTGGTGCCTTAGGGCGGAAGAACAAGATGTTGAGATTAAAAAAATGTCTGCGCCTTTAGTTCAAAATGTTTTTTATGACGACAATCTAGCTGCAGAAGAAACGCGCATTGAAAAAACCAGAGCTGCAATTGCTGCACGTATTGGCGTACCAATGGAGGCAGTGGATATTTCTTCAGAAGATGTTGCTGGTTTGCTTGTGATTCGCAGCGCAGTCGTGTATCTTTCTGCACGCGACATAGTTCGCATTGCGGGGGGAATTTAGCTCTCGCCCATACAACGGAGGTTCAATTGGAATCAGTCAGTAGGGTGGACGTAATGCCGCGAGGCGGAAAATGCACGGGACATAATCCAAATATATGGTTCCCTATGGCTGACAAATCTCAGCCTGGTCAGTTTTCTGAAAATTACAGACAGGCCAGAGCAGATACTCAAATTGCTAAACAAATATGCGGAACGTGCGAAATTAAAATTGAATGCCTCTCGTATGCTCTCTATCATGAGATGTTTGGTATTTGGGGAGGGACATCCGAGCGCGAGCGTCATAGAATGCGGAGACAAATGAACATCGTCCCCGTACCTAAGATACCATTCAACATACTCCTACCTCATTAGAAAAAGAGCGATTAGCCAATGCCTACTATTCCATCGCCAGAAACAGAAAACTTTCTAGGACTCTTGGATGGCGTGCGTAAGGCTGGCTCTGGCTGGATTGCGCGCTGTCCGTGTAGAAATGATGATTCAAATCCATCCCTATCCGTGGGACAAGGGGCGGACGGTCGTGTCCTTGTCACCTGTCATCGTGGCATGTCATGCAACGTTGACGACATATGCCAGTCTGTTGGCATTAGTGTTTCTGACTTGATGCCGAAAAAAGACGAATATGACAGGCCTTTTAAACAGGAGACGCGACAACTTCCAGCCGCAAAGAATAGAGAAACAAAAGATTTGAGTGAAAAAATTTCCCGACCACCCAAGAAACTCACCTTGACCAATACCTATGACTACACGGACGAGAATGGTCTACTTCTTTTTCAAAAACTCCGCTACATAGATGAAGACGGAAAGAAATCTTTCAGTCAGCGCAAGCCCGACGGCAAGAGTGGATGGGAATACAGCTTAGGTGATGTCCCGAAAGTCCTATACAACCTCCCTGGAGTTATCTCAGCGCGAGCATTTGATGCAACCATATGGGTGGTCGAGGGGGAGAAGGATGCAGACACACTAATTGAGGCAGGTTTCGTTGCAACGACGATGCCAGGTGGGGCTGGTAAATGGCTCGAGATACACACCGAACCCTTGAGTGGGAGCGTTGTTGAAATAGTCGCAGACAATGACGAAGTTGGTATCAAGCATGCGCTTAATGTTTGTGAGAAATTAATTGACGCTGGTTGTGACGCTCAGGTTTGGATATGTCCATCCCACAAGGACATAACCGACCACCTTTCTGCTGGAATGTCAATTGATGATTTGGTCGCCTACGAAGCGCCTCCCGTGCTCAATGATTATTCAGTTTCAGAAAATGGGTTTACGGAAGTTGAACTAACGGGAATAAAAATTAATGAGGATTTGTCGCCAGAGGACCTTGCCCTACAGAAGCTAAAGGAATTAATAGAAAGGGACGACCTCAATGTTAAGCAAAAAATTGCTAAAAGCAATCTCATATTGGCCACAGCCACCGTCTCCTTTTCGCTTGATACTGGCCGCCTAGTTCACTGGAATGATTTCCTTAAAGAGACTGATGGAGACACCTACGATTGGGTCATACCAGGACTTCTTGAGAGAAGCGAGCGTGTCATAGTCGTGGCCGCTGAGGGTGTTGGTAAGACAATGCTCGCCCGACAAGTGGCGCTCCTCTGCGCTGCAGGAATCCACCCGTTCTCTTTTCAGCCCATGCCAGCCATAAAGACGCTCACCCTCGACCTAGAAAACCCAGACAGAATTATTAGACGTACTGGTCACTCAATTGCTATGCAGGCAATGGCTTCTGGCCGAGTGACTAGACTAAATGCAGAACTATTGACCAGGCCGTCCGGAATGGACCTGCTCAAGGCAAGCGATAGGGCATCACTTGAAGAGGCCCTAGACAGGGTGCGTCCTGACTTACTAGTCATTGGCCCGCTATATAAGGCTTTCCTTGACCCAGGCGGGCGGACCTCTGAATCAATCGCCCTAGAAGTAGCAAAATATCTAGACACCATTAGGACTGTTTATAAATGTGCGCTATGGATTGAGCACCACGCCCCACTTGGCACAAGCATGACCAGCAGGGACCTGCGGCCATTTGGTTCTGCCGTGTGGTCGAGGTGGCCGGAATTTGGCATATCCCTTCAGCCAGACCCAACAGCTCTCGGCGCATATGTTTACGATGTCCGTCATTTCCGTGGTGCACGTGACGAGCGCCAATGGCCGACTAAAATAAAGAGAGGCGTCAAATTCCCGTTTGAGGTCATTGACTGGTCTAAGGCTGTAACGTGAGCGACGAAAAATCAAAACCAATTACTACTAAAGAGTTCCTCCACGAGCGCGATATGCGCATCTTCAAGATGAGGCAAGCCGGAACTTCTGTTAATGAGATAGCCCGACGATTCGGCATATCTACTCAGTCGGTAGCACGCTCAGTTCAGCGTCAATTAGAAAAAATGAACAAGGAGGCCATTCTTGCGTATCCAGAAATTCTGAGAATGGAGCTCGAACGGCTAGATAATCTCCAGCAAGCAATTTGGCCAATGACACAACATAGACGTGTCTCAATGGACGACGGAACAGAAGTGCAGGTCGAGCCAGACCTCAAGGCAATTCAACAGGTCCTATCAATCATGGACCGAAGAACAAAACTACTCGGCATGGAGCAGACAAATGTTAATGTAAATGTTGACGCAAATATCAACTCTACAATTAGGGCAACCATTGCCGGACAGCCTGGTGTAATCATGCCTGCTTCCGGCTTTGACGCTGAATCAGAAGCCAGAAAACTACTAGAACTCATGGGTATAGCAGGCGTTCTACCTGCGGAAACAGTTTCATCTATTCTTGCAAAAAATCAAAAACCTGACGACGGCATTATCGATGCTGAAGTAGTATCGGATTTAGAAGACAGGCCGATTTACAGGGATTTTGACAACAATGACCCAGGACAGTAACCCAGAAGAAGACAATATTCGTGCGGCAATGGACAAAGTGGCAGAAACAATAACGCCAACGGTCTCCCCGTTAATCAATGCTGCTGATGGCCCTGCGGATAAGCAGGTTTTAATCAGAACCAACGATTATGAACGAAATAGATGGAAAGAGGCCGCAACGCTCGAACAGGTAACTCTTTCTGCGTGGATACGGAATACCCTCAATTCAGAGGCCAAGCGTCTTCTGGAGTGTGAACACCCGCTGAACATGATGCGCTTCTACCCGTGGGCAAAAATATGCACCAAATGCGGCGCTCGCCTCAAATCCTAGGTTATTTACAATGGTATTATTTAATTAAATGTCTGTAGATAACAATGAGTTCCACATCCCCTTTGAGGAAACGCGTCGCGGTGTAGATTCAAACACCGAAGAAAAGGCCGCCCTCGGTCGGCTGGGGCGCTATTTGGGCTCCAGAGCCACAAACAGACCCACTATCGGCCAGAGGCGAAGAGGCAGGGGCGGTGGTCGAGGGGTCGAAATACCTACCGGCGGCAAGCCAGGCACACGAAACCCAACGGGCTCGCGAAGGGACGTCGATGGAGACGGCTGGGCTGACGAAGGAACCAAGAAGCCGGTATGGGTGGGGATGGGGAATACGGAGCCCGCATCAAAACCAAAGCCTCAAGCGCAAAGACAAACAGCGAAAAGAACCGAGACAGAAGTTGCCAAGAAGCTATCCAGTGGATTGGAGCAACTGTCGCCGTTAGAGCGTTACGACTATGGTCCAGTGGTTGCTGCCAAAAAAATCAAAAGCAAAGACACCGAATACAGGCTAGTCATTAGGAATGACTTTGATATTGGCATCTATCTTGAATCAGATTTCAACAAAGCACGCGACGTTTTAGTCGAGAGATTCAACAAACTTGGAGCGAACCCCTTCAACGATAAGCCATCTCCATTGGGTCCGGAGGATATCGACGACAGGGATGTTCTGAGGTTCATGCTCGACAACGATAAGACCATAAAAACCATGTCGGCCATGCAAGTATGGTCGCCCGGTGGCGGCAGTCGAACTGAAGTTTTTCAAATCAACACAAGACCCAAACACCAAAGACGTGGTCTCGCAGCAGAGATGTTCAATACACATAGGGAAACTTTCCCTGAGTTGGACCTTCAGCACAGTGATGCGTTGAGCGAGGATGGTCGAGCATTTTCAAAAGCAGTACCGGCTACGTCCAACATGGAATCCCCAGATAGGCCGTCCAGTCTTTCGTCTGGAAAAAAATATCAAGAGCTTGTCGATGCTCAGCCAGAATTAACCGAAGAAAAGTTGCGTCAGATAGACGAGCTTAATGAATTATTAAAAAGCGATTTACTTGATAGCGCCGACTCGTATAGTGAAGATACTGATGTATTTGGCACAGGAATAGATATTTTAAATGATTCACCAGAGCGTGCAGCACAAAGAAAAAGAGTGCATGATTTATTACGTGAAATTTTTAGTGGAGAAATTGAGTTAGAGGAAGACATCATCGTCACCGCTACTAATGGCGAAAAAATAAATTTAGGAAAAACTGTTGTTGTTGATGTTGCTGAATCTTTCGAAGCCCTTGGCTGGCAGGTGGAGATAGACGAAGTAAGTGAAGAAGATATACAACTAGTCCAAGACCAAACTTTTGAACCATTTCTTTCAGCCGATTCAACCGGCATTGGCCTAGCCGCAAGATTTCAATTCAAACTAACCCCCACTGCCGATGCCGCAGAACGACTAACTGCAGCCGGGGTGCCAGATGAAATGATTTGGGATGAGATGATGTCGGTTGGGCCCGGCACCCAAGGAGAAGTGCAATTTGGTCGCTCCGCAAGAATGCTTTCGTATTTTCCTGGAGATAAACCAACGGCGACGATGCAGCATGAGACTTTCTTTCTGAATTCGGAGTCTCAAGGACACGGCATAGGAAGCGCATTCAATGCAAGAAATGAAAAAATATACGAAGCTATCGGTCAATTAAAAATATTTGCAGCGGGGACGTCCAATACCGAAGAATCCATTGGGGCGACGCACTGGCCTAGAAATGGATTCACGTGGGCCGGGGAACCAGGGAAACAAACTTTTCTTGGGACAATCGCAGAAGCCCTCGATGATACTGAACAGAACTGGTTTAGTCCGGAAGAGAAATCCCGGATATCGTCATTAATACGGAAAAATCCTGATACGGGCTTATTTGAAACTGACTCAACCCCAGAAAATCTTCTCAAATTCCAACGAGCAACGGAATTATTCAAAGAAAAAGAATTGTCGATTCTTTACGTGCGTGAAGTATCCAAGAGAAAGACTCCAGCCGGCGCACTTTCCAGTGGGCGCATCGGAACCGTAAAAACAGAACCAGTCGAGATGATGCGTTCAACGGAGTTTCCGAAACTAGGTACTAAATTAATTGATTCTGGCGGTACGCCCGACCCCACCTCTAGTCAAAAACAATATATGGAATTCCCGGTTTACGAAATTGACGGGAAAAAATTTGCGTTTGGCAATACTGACTTGGGCCGATTCCAGCCTGAGTTCAATACCGAAGATATAGAGATAGTCCCTCTAAATCCTTACGCAATTGTCGGACTGCCCAAAACCTCCACCGAAGGACAAGAGTGGGCGTTGAAAATGTTTCATGCGATTCAAGCAGTTTCTCTTCTTGACGACATTGAGGCTGGGCGTGTTGGCAATAGAAAAGTTGGCCTAGTCGCAGCTTTAACTTATGCTGCGAAGCGGGGAGATAAGCCTGCCCTAGAAGAACTGGAACGTTTGGCAAAAATTGGTGAGGAGCTTTTAGTAAACAACCGACGAGATTTCGTATCGGCTGCGAAGGTGTACAACGAACAGATGTGGGACGTTGACGGCACCTATTGGGACGACACGCCAAATATGCAAGTCGTTCTTGGCCCGACAAGAACCAATGAATACGGCGACACCGTCCGCACAACAAGAGCACTAGGCATCGATGACATGTTTCTTGTTCACCAAACATCATATAAGCCTCAGTATGATGACGACGGCAATATTATTCTTAAACCAACCGGGGATTTTATCCCAATTGACCCCAATACTGGCGAGCAATTATTGGACCCCATATCAGGCAAGCCAGTCGCCATGCCAGACCGCGATTCCATACATATGACCCTTAATCACATGGTCAAGGGTCATATGTGGAGAAATGAGCCCACGGAATCAACAAGCGTTATCATCGTTCCACTAAGAGACGTACTTGACGCTAACCCCGGCTCCTTGGACAACCTTTTCGTAGTTGACACATTCCTCACACCAAAGCCAGGTGAAGGACTTGTCATACCAATGAAAAAAGGAAAGGTCGTGGAAGGCTCTGGCAAGGAATTGAAGGAATCCGTTCATGAGGCCTTGCTTGAAGTAGGCAAACTGCACAATGGGCATCCCGAATATATTACGCCGACGCTTTTAGGCGGAGAAAGTTTTTCAGAAACGCCGAATGCCGACGACCGGGTGGGGGTGGTCGCACTGCAGGATATACCGAAAGAATACCCCGAATATGCCGAAGGTGTCGTGGGGTCGCCTCACGCAGACCACCCAAGTGTCAGGTTGGCAGAATTTGATAATTTTTATGTAAATAGCGCCTCTTCTCGCATGGCCGCCTATGACTACGGCCGATTGAGTCCTAATGCAAAATTAAGAATTTACGATAGCAATTCGGATAAGTACTCCTCAGCCAGAATTGAAACAATTTATGAAGACAGTGGGTTTTCTTCTGGAAGAGTACAACGACGTACGCCAAAATCTGGAGCAAACCTCGCGGATGCGTTTGATGAACCAAGAGAAGTAACTCAAGAAGAGGCCACTCGAATGGGCTCATCGCGAGAGGTGTTGACCAGCAAAAGAGTTGCTGAAAGAATAATAAAAAAAATAGAAGAAAAAACCGGCACAGAGCTAACAACAAATCAAAAGAACACTATTGAAAATACTATTCCTGGTTTATTGGACGAAATTGCTGAAAAAACACTCTTAGATGTTGAGGTCAGCGACGCATTTTCCGAAACTGGGGAGCAGTTACTGTCCTCGATAGCGATTGATATTGCTTCTGACGGAATCCCGTTCGTGTCTGCTGACCCAATACCTCAACTGGCAGAACAAATTCCAGACAAACGAGACTGGAGTACTGTCGAGCTACCAAAACGAGATGATGTTCTTTCGATACTTGATGAAGCACTTAAAGACACTCTTATATTTAAAAACAATGTTTGGCTCGACACTGATGGCAATATTGTTGCAAGAAAAATAGATAAAGATGGCAGCTCTTCCTTGGAATTTGAGAGCGAAGAAGCCAGAACTAGATTCCCATTGTTGGAAATGATAGCTCCATTAGGATTCGTAATAGCGGGTGACAAGCTCAGTCTTCCACGCTTACAGCAAGACACATTGCCCAAGCCATATATCGAGGCATGGAAAAAACATTCAGAATTTATGGTGGAGCTTTCGCGTCGGGCTGGCAAATTGATGGGGGATGAGGGACTCTTTGTTCAAGGCTCTAGAAGAATTCACAACTCTTCTACCTATATTCGTGGTTACATCGGCGGGATAACTGACCCATCTAAATTTAATATGGGGCTCACTGGTAAGGCTCTTCAGGATTCTCATGACCTATTCGGGCACTTGGGAACAGGAAGAGGCTTTGACCGTCACGGGGAGTGGGCCAATGACCTAGCCATGATGTCAATCATTGACCACCCCGATTCTCCTTTGACGCCAAAAGAAAAATTAGCTGTAAAACACCTTCACTATTTACTTTACTCTGCCAATCGAATCAAAGAGGGTAGAAATGATGAGGCAAAAGATACTACAGGAATCGTTCAGCGCATTAATCGAGCAAGAACCATACTTGACGTCGCATATCAAGACGTAGGCGATACACGCACATCAACACCACGCGTATATGCAGGTGATTTTGGTTCCGTTATCAAGAAACTTGATGCAGCATCAACCACTAAGGGGCTTTCATCTGGCCGTAAGTCAATCTATGAAGCCGACCCTGAAGATGTTGAGCTTGCTCTTGCGTATGACGCCTTAGGAATGAGCAATAGACTTGCATCCGGACGAGAGCGTCCTCGCATACTTGCAAGACCCATTCTGAGACGCCCAACTATTGAACCAGGAAGACGTGCAGTAAAGGGGTACGGCAAGCCAGATGCTTCCGGGAATGAAGTACGCAGAAACTCAAATAAGTGGCTTGCTGGAATGACCCCAGAAGAAATCTCTCGCGTTATTATTCCGAGCTCACAAGCGGAACATTTTGAAATGTGGGCAGACGATATGGCTGGTGGTTCATGGAGAACAAACAGCAAAGAGCGCGAGTTCCTGCAGAAGTACTACGACGAGTTGAGGGCTAATAAAAACAGTCTAGATATTGATTACTCACCAGAGAACGTAAAAGCTACACAAGAGTTAGTGGAGGGAATGCTCAAATCTTCTCCACAGATGTTGTGGATGTTTGAAAACTTTGGTTCGCCGATGATTGTTTCCTTCACGCGTGAAGCAATGGAGGGTTTTGAAGTATCTCCCGAAATGAAAGAACGCTTAGAACTCAGTCGTCAGCAACGCGGAGCGGAAAAGTCGCAATTTATTAGCGGTTTATCTTCTCCTGCATTTGGATTAATAGGGCTAGCACCACGCGCCCTCATTGACAGAGAGTCGATGACAACGAATGAAAAAGGCGTTTACCCGATTAATCTTGACCCTGCCAGAATTCCTCAACCACGAGATGCACACGTTGATAGGTCGCTCCACGGTGTTGTAATGCACGAATATGGTCACTGGCTTCATTACAGGGCCGCATGGGACTCGGAGGCGAATGGTAAATCGCGCAAAGAAAAGTCTTTCTACGGCTCCGGGGATATTGGTGACCCACGCTATGTCGCTGCATTAGAAGTAGCAGACGAGTACATGAACCCCGATGCGGACGATGAGGCTATTAAAATCTGGTCTGAGTTCATAGACTTAACTGAACGTAGTGCGGAGGAAATGTTCGGAGCCAATCGCGACAAGGCCCTAACGGCAACGTCATATGGAAATGTAAACAAGCGGGAAGCTATTGCCGAAGCATTTGTTGCAATTATGCATCCAAACAAAGACATGCCCAAACTTGCTCTGAGCAAAAAACTACGCGATGACGTGTATGCGCTCGCCGGTGTTGACCCCAGTAATTTGCCATGGGCAGCTCGTACCGACGGAAGGCCGACGATTCAACTTTCTTCTAACGCTGAGACGAGGGTTGCTCCGGATGGAGAACGCAGCGTCATGTCTAGAATATTTGACGTGGTGCGGACAGGGGAGGGTCGGACTAGTACGCCGTCAAGAAAAGAATCTTTATCTTCTGGGAAAAAACCCCATACTCCAAAATGGAAATCCGTCGAAGACATTATTGATTATGCTGCAGTGGGAGCATTACCCGACCACGACCAGCAACAAAAAGAACAAGTAATGAGCGAGTCGGTAAGGGACTGGGAAGAATGGATGCCGTGTCGTCAGATAAGAATGGCTTCTTACGAACTTGCCGGAATAAAAGATTATTCTGACAGAGACCCCAATATTGATGAAACTCGTGGATTTTGGGGAGATGCAATGCGATTTGACGCCACCGTCTCTCCAGAAGCAAGAACCGAGCAGGCTCGCTATATTATGGCCAACATCGTTGATTCTTTGCTAAATAAAGGCAAATACGACAGACAGCCCTATCTATACAGGGCCATGACATTCTCCTCCCCGGAAGAAGCAAAACAATTTTTTGACGCAATGCAAGTTGGTGCTCAGGTCGATATTCCATTAATTGCTTTTGTTGATAAAGGACCATCCCCTAGTGGAGGACATTTTTTGACCAAGTTTGGTACCGATGCTCTTTTGGTTCTCGAAGACTTCCCTGGCGCCTATAAAGCAGAAGGAACATTTGAACCACTTTTCAATAGCACGGATGAAAGCGACACTCTTTACAATATTAATGAGTTTGCGGAAAGCATCTTGGCTGGTGTAGAAAGAGGAGAAATTGATGAAGAGAATATCGAGTTTGATACAGAGTTTGCTAACAGACTTATTAAACTTGTTGAAGACTATAGAGAGTCTAGAGACCCATCGGAGAGGCGCCGTTTAAAAACGGAGATGGGAGAAGCTCTTGAAGAAACAGGAAATGAAAGCATAAATCTCGAATGGGAGGGAGAGCCCCTTCCAGAAGACCACGAAGGCTATTACGAGGCACTGTATTATCACGAGTCATTATATGATGAAAGCAGTAACAGGAGCCCACGTGAGCATATTTCTGGAGGAAGGCTTGAAGTTATTAGCGTTGAGCCGGACCCAGCAGGACTATATAAAGAAGTAGTCACCCTACGTCAGGTTGGCGCTTTTGACCCTCAAGAAAAGGGTGCCTTAGTTCTCAAGACGGACGGACAAGCACGAAGCGCGGCACTGTCTTCTGGCAACAGAAACAATTCATACAATCTTGTTGCCATAGAAACAGACGACTCAACGCCGGACATGCTGGAATCCCTCAAAGAAAAACTCGGGGATGCTTTAGTTAGTCATGAAACATCAACAGTTGATTTAGGCGCCAGAGGACAGACGAACGTCAGAAAGAAACATACCTTCACTATTTCGAGCGAAAAATTACGAAATACCCACGCGCATAATTATGCAACAAATAGAAGCTTCATGGCGCAAATACAAGAGCTTTCATCTGGAGCGAAGCCTCCGCAATATCCTCGTAAGCCAACCATGGGCGCCTTTATTGGCTCTGCGGATTCGGAATTTGACGGAATAACTAATTGGGAAGATTTCAAGAGCGCCATTGCAGACAAAGAAATAGTTTTCATTGACTACGAAACAACTGGTCTTAAATTTGACAAGTTCAACGAATCTGCAGGGAACGGCTCTCCTACTCAAATAGGCGCTGTAAAAATGAAGAATGGTGAAGTAATTGCGCGATTCAACGTTTTTGTTAACCCCGGCATGCCAATGTCGGAATGGGAAAAATGGTCGCAAGACAATCTCAAGGATGGAGATGGCAACCCAATAACAGATGCATACCTAGCAGACAAGCCTTCAATAGCAGAGGCCCATAGGCAACTGGTTGAATTCATGGGTGATACAGAGTTGATGGGCATGCAAAATGCTGTTTTCGATAACGAAGTCCTAGAAGACGCGTTGAAAGAATCAGGCATTGAATGGAGACCCAAGGGAATTATTGACACCAAGGAAATTTCCGACATGGTACTTCCAAAATGGTCAGAGACGAATCCCGACGCACCGTTCAGAGTGAACAAGGATGGGACCAAGTCACCTTCAAACTCACTTGGGGACATAACTAAATATCTTGGCGTTGACCTTGGGGACAAGCATCATAACGCCGATGCGGACGCCGAAGCAACGGCAAAAGTTCTACAAGCAATTGTTGATGGTGCTATTGAAAATAATTGGCCAGCTGACGTCCTAGACAAAGGCAAGCGTCGTGATAAAGAGAGTAAGACGCAAATTAAATTTGAGAAAGCGGTTTCTGAATTTGAGGATGCTAAACGAAAGTTCATAGAAGACTCAGAACAGGAATCCCTCTCTTCTGGTGGCGACACTCTTAGTAGTGGTTCAACAATACTTTCTCAATGGATGGACGTCACTGCAAGTGATTCATTTGGCAAATCAGGGTCGGAATTACGAAATACTTTTGGGCGAGCAGACTTAGAACGGTTGCAAAAAGTATTACAAGACGAACAATCTGCCTTGTCAAAAACTATTGATGAATGGCAAAAAACGGGCGTATGGAATGGGGAAACAAACGGCGTCGCATTACCACGAACGAAAAATCCCAAATCAGGCATAACCCGAAATATCTCAGCAGAAGAATCAAGTGGGATGGGGGACAAGGACACTTTAAGTTCCACATTTAATGGCTACCTATCTCAAATTGAAAAACAACTAGACCACGTAAATGAACGACTTATCAATTTGGACAGAATGGAAAATGATGGAGATATTGCACATGTAAATGCCGTATCAATCGCCGACCTCCCAAATTTTGCAGCCCTAGCCGAACGTGGCAAAAAAATAAGAGAATCACGTGGTTCGTGGGAGGACAGGGAGTGGTCGTTAACCAAAGATGACCCCGATGCGATGTGGTTGATTCATACTGGCGCACCGATACTCGAGGGCGGAGTCCTCGACCCATCATTCACGCTACCCAAGGGCGGAGACGGAACCTACTTGCGTCAAGGCATGGATACCCAGAGGCTCAATGAGACAACCCGAAACAGTATAATTAGCCTCTACGAGGAGGCGGAAAGCAATTTCAATGCCTATCAACTCGCGCTGAAAGAATATGATGAAACTGGAGTTTGGGATGGGCCAAAGTTGGCCCAAAACACAAGAGTTCCAGGCAGGGATAGGGACCGCAAGGAATATCAGACCTACGTAGCGGGCCAAGATGACGAACGCATTAATCCTGAATATTTGAGGGACATTGCTCGTGGCTATATTGATAATGGACGAAGGGTGATGGCGCGATATGAATATGCCTATCCGCTAGCAAAAGCAGGCAAAGAACATCTTAGTTATAACCATGCTTCCTTCGGGCCTAGCAGGGGATACGTGCGCAATGCCTTCCCAACAAGTAAAACATATCTCGTAAGAGTTCCCGAGCGAGAGGTAGTAGAAGGGTTCCCGTCTCAGGAGTATCAGATTTTTGAGGCCAGAACACCGATAGCAAGTTTTGAGGTACCAAATCAGTTCAACGTTCCAAATATGACAGAAGTAGAAGATGCTTCTATCGCCCTTTTTGAACAGGCCGCACAGAAACACCTTTCAAGTGGTGCAACAGACGACAACGGGGGTCGCCTACTACGAAGTATGCAATTGCATGACGATGAATTCGAGAAAAAATATAATCAGAAAGTCCCTAACGGAGACGGAGATTGCTTTAGTGAAGCAATAGAGCAGGCAAGAGATTTGGCCGAAACTTATGAAAGCATGAAAATAGCTCATGGCTATCCCCTTGGAACGGGAGGAGATGCCGAAGGACTCAGGTTCCCGCACGCATGGAACGAATTCATGAGAGACGGCGTCGAGTGGGTTAGGGACTACTCTAATGGGAATGAAGTTGAAATCCCGAAGGCTGTTTATTACGCCATTGGCAACATTGCAGAGCAGGACGTAAGTGTATTCAGCCTTGAAGAAGCAGAAAAGAGCATGAGCGAAAATGGACACTATGGGCCCTGGTAAAGAAGAAGACAACAAAGATATTTTTAGTTTAGAATTAAACGAAATAGGAAAACGTGGACTACCTGTTGCGAAAAGACAAATGACGGGAAAAAATAAGGCAAAAGAAGAAACAAAAAATAGTAAGGTTTCTGTTTTAGACATACCGTCCTTGGGCACTCCAACGCCACCTATATATATGAAGCCGCTCAAGAGAGAACAAAAAGAGAAAAAGAAAAAATGAGAGAAAATAAAAATTCACCGGACTCGCCTGCTTGGGTCGAAGACTCAATCGCAAAGTTTGTAGAAGATGCCCCAGGGGTGCTGGAAAAAACTGCAAAAATGTCTTACACGAAGCCGAATGTTCGCGAACGGATTAAGAACCGAATAATGGCTGGCTCGCGAGGAGGGAAGCCTGGTCAGTGGAGTGCAAGAAAAGCGCAGCTTCTGGCGATGGAATACCGAAAAGCTGGCGGAGGATATAGGGGCAAGCCGAAGAAAGCACAGCGCTCTCTAAAGAAGTGGACTCGTGAAAAATGGACGACCTCTGACGGCAAGCCCGCAATCAGAAAAGGTGGAACTACCAGATACTTGCCAGCAAAGGCGTGGTCAAAGTTGACGCCGGCACAAAGAACTGCAACCAATAGAAAGAAAACAATAGGAAGCCGCAAGGGCCGACAGTTTGTCCCCAATACTGAAGCCGCGGCCAAAGCGAGAAAAAAAGCATAACATGGCAACGCATTTTGACCCAGACGACGAAGAATATCTACAGCTCCTAGCCGAGTACGAAAGATATATGCAGCATAGTCCTGGCGCATACGAGGACTTTGATGACTGGCTTGAGCTAGAATATGGTTCATCCAGGCGAAAGGCGCTCAAGCGCAATACAAGGTTCCGTAAAGAGAAGGACTTTTAATATGACATTCCCAGGATTTGATGGCGATATTAAAATTCTCGCAGACATCGCCGCTATTGACTCAAAAAGACTCACTCAGGACCAGGAACGGGCCCTCGACTTGGTCGCCACGCTTAAGCACTTGCGAAAAAACATGCGATTTAAAACCGGAGAACTGGCTTTTTCAGAAGAAAAAGACGACCAAGAAGAAGACCAGGACGAGGACTAGGGCTTGCGAGTCTTGCGTGATTTGGTGGAATTTAACGCAGAAGCTTTCTTGACAAGTTCTTTCATTTCGGCTTCATAGATTTCGTCAAACTCGTCCCAGTAGCGAGTCTTGAGTACCAGGTGTGCACGACGACGTGCTTCCTGACGAAGCGAGTTTCGTAGCGTTGATGCGGCCTTCTGCTCTGGGCTATGTGGAGGCCTACCTCGGTTAATTCCTTTTTGAAGAAGCTTGCTGTATTCTGACATTTTTATCTCCCTTTTAATAAGTGGGTTGATGGGAATTCAAATGATATGGCGACCTTTTTGCTTTAGCAACATTTTTTTTTAAAAAGTTTTTAATTCACCAAATGTGCCCATAAATGCAAAAACCCGACCATACCAGGCTTCCCTAGTGGTCGGGTTCTTGCTCTTCGTGTGGGGCTTATTAGGCCCCTATAACGGCTACTTAATGCTCAGAATGGTTCTTCTGATTCTGGCATCAACATTGCGCCTGCTGGGACTTTTGCCGCGCTTGGGCGAGCTCGACGTGGCTGAGCAGAACCTCCACGAGGTGCTCCGCCTTCGGAGTTTTCACTGCGCAGGCGACGCTCGATGGTCTCTAGTGACTTGGTGGAGATTGCAATTTCCTCTGCAACTACCTCAACAACAGAGCGCTTATTGCCCTCTTTGTCATCGTAGGTGCGTTGCTCAAGACGGCCATAGACGATGACTCCAATACCTTTTTCAAGGGTGCGTGCGGAGTTCTCGGCAAGATAGCGCCATGCAGTGATGTTGAAGAAACTAGTCTTCTCTTGCTTTTCTCCGGCAGCGTCGTACCAGATATGGGTGTTTGCTACAGAGAAGCTAAGCTTCCCTTGTCCTGTTGTTGTGTAGGTAAGTTCGGGGTCTGCTGTCAGATTCCCGATGATTGTGATTGGGGCTAAATTCATTGGTTTGTCTCTTTTCTCTAAGTGTTGCCCTAAGGCGTACTCACTATACAGGCTCGATGGTAGTCTGTCAACCATGACACACTCAAGCGGAGCAGAACTTAGACTTTCTCTAAGTGATTTAATTGCAAACACAATTTATCATTTCATAGATAAAGAAGACATCGGTCCAGGTGACGAGCGAGAAAATCTCCTTAACGCGGAAGACGCTGCCGAAAATATATTTGAAATTCTTGGTCTGCAAGTCAATGACGGGCCGAACGCCGAAGGCGAAATTGAGACTTTAATTACTAGAGATGTGCCGGATGAGCTATAAGTTCGACATCCCAGCACGGAATTTTGACTTTGCATCTGACTTGAAATTTGGACAACAAAGCGAAAATGATATATCCGATTTTCTCAATGTCCTGTCAGACGGTTCTTTTGAAGTCAAGACGGATAGGTACAGAAACGGCAGAATGTTTGTAGAAACAGACCAAAACCCGAAAGGGTTGCGCGACCAAAATGATGAATCAATTTGGAAAAAAAGCGGCATCAATGTCACTGAAGCGAAGTGGTGGGTTTATGTATTTTCACCAAAACAAGGATTTGTAATTGTGGATGTCAATAGACTAAAAAGATACTTACGTTTAAATAAGGATAAATTTAACGAATCCACAAAGACTTCCGTCGGTGGCAGCAACCCAACCATGGGTTTCCTGTTGATGGCTGAAGATGTAAAAGATTTACTCACAAAAGAAATCTACGACTAAATTTAATAAACGCTGCACTTTTCATTAACTACTAGGATACTATCTGCATCATGACAACAGAGCTGACATCTGATACATACGACGAATTTATTAACAGCGCCGAACTGCCGGTTATTGTTGATTTTTGGGCACCATGGTGCAAACCCTGCCTCCAGATAGCTCCAATTATTGACGAACTCGCAACAGAGATGCAAAGCGAGATTACATTTGCAAAACTCAACATTGAAGATTTCCCAGAGTTTGGCAAACGGTACGAAATCTTATCGATACCTGCTCTCCTCGTCATTAAAAACGGCTTGCCCAATGGACGAGTAGTAATGAACGGTGGCTTCAATAAGGAACGCATGATAGAGGCTATGCGAAAAGCCATAAACGAAACAACAACCTGAAGGTGAATATGTCAAACGATAAAGATTTTGAACGAGTGGTTCTTCATATTTCACGCGAGTTGCATAACAGACTTTTGGTCGCTTCAGATAAAAAGAAGTTGTCAATCGGCTCCATGCTTAGAGAAGCAGTTCGCACATATTTAGATGAAAGCGAAAGTAAAAAGTAATGCCCACGACAACAAAGAAAAAGGAATCAAAATGAAACGACTCATTCCAATCATTATCGGCACACTCGTACTCGTAGGTTGCGGAAGCAAGACCGTGTATGTCACTAGTACCGAAGCACCCGACACAACAGTCAAGGTGACCAAGACAACTGACGCACCGATTGCGACCCCAGCACCCACTCAGCCACCTGTAGCGTGGAGCGACGAAGAGGAGTTCATCTACGACATCTACAACGAAAACACTGGTCCCATCTACCTTGAAGACCAAGACCTGATTGACACAGGATATGCGGTTTGTGATGGTTTACGCAGTGGCATGACTGGCTATGATGCACTTGACGCAATTGTCTCATCATCTGAAGGTGATGCCGCAGTAGAAGAACTGCTTATCAATGTTACAGCAGCCGCGGTTGTGAACTTCTGTCCCGAACAGGCCTACAAGTTTGACAACTAAATGAGGAACTTTTTTACCAAATTGCTTCATAAATTTGACGCAATCTTGGTCTGGTCATTGGTTGTATGTTCTTGGGCAATGTGTATAATCCTTTTTCTGTTACTGATGTTTTTTGTGTGAAAACTCCTATCTAAAGAAAGCAACGATATGAAACGCCTACTACCACTAACATTTCTTTTCCTCGTCGGTTGTTCGGCAGGAATCTCCGATGGAGAGACGACTACTCTTGCTCCCTTACCAACGACTGGAGTCCCAGTCTTCGACACAATCCCGTCCACGGATAGTCCATTCACTCAAGAGCAAACATCATTCTTGGATGACGTGTATTTCTTTTACGGCTCAACGCCAACAATGCCTGACGAAGAAATCGTACAGACAGGCGAGTTGTGGTGTCAGTTGATGAACGAGGGCATGACTGCTGACGATGTGATTGGCCGCATTAACGAAGGCTCGGCGGATAATGATGAGGCAAAACTTCATTACTCTATAGTTATGTCTGGTGGAGAGAACTTGTGCAAAGACCAGTTCGCTAAGGCTGAGTCAATCGCTCTACGTCCGCTCACTCCGTAGAACTGCTAGCGAAAGTAGAAAATCGTGACCGAGGCGTGCCCGCTTTATATCAAATTCATTTGTAAATTGAAAACCATAATTGATTTAAAATTTTATAATATTCCTTACAAATTAAAACCCAAAGGATAAAATACATGGCGAACAACAAGGGGACACTAGGAGCCATACATGTTGAGGGCAAGGACCTTGATGTTGTGTATGTTATTTGGCATACATCTGACCCCTCTAAAAGATGGTTTGTGACGGTAGAGGAAACCAAAGAGAGAGCAATATTGCAATCACTAGTGGACCGACGGCCCCATCCCGGAAATCAAGGGTACACTCAGGACGCATGGACATACGAAATAGTTAGCGAAAAAACATGGCTACGAATGAATGCCGGCGGGCTTCCAATCCCTCCGAAAAGAATGTTAGTAAACACAAACTCAAATCAATAGAAGTTCCGAACTAGGGCCTGTAGCTCAGATGGTTAGAGCAGGGGACTCATAATCCCTTGGCCGCGGGTTCAAGTCCTGCCGGGCCCACTGAAAAACAAAAGAAACATAAAGAAAGCGCAGATATGGCAAACAAAAAGAATAAACCAGCTACGAAACAAACCAAACTCCCACGTACTACCGTTAAGCCGATAAAGAGCGAATCAACCGCTACCTCGGTAGCCACTCCGGCAACTCGTGTGAAAATTCTACCTATTGACAAGATGGCTATTGCATTGTCCAAAATCAAGAAAAGGAAAACATGATGACAACAAGAGAGAAGATTTCTAAACTTTTTGAAGAGATGGATGAATCAGTTCTTCTGATGGACGGATTTGAAGAAGCTTTTATTGGATACAGCCAGAGAATGAACGAACCAGTCCTGGCGGTTTACTCTTATGAAAAAATGCTTGGCGTACTTGTCCGTCGAGACGACATGGACTACGACGAAGCTGCCGAATACATCAGTTATAACTGCCTCGGCGCATGGGTAGGGGAAAGGACCCCAATCATCGTAAACGACTCCCCGTTTTAGGGGCAGCACCGCCGGCTTGGACCCTTACGTATACTGTGGCGACCCTCTATCTCAGATACGGGAACAGCGCCCCTGTTGGGGTTCTTTTCATCTGAGGGTTTTTCTTCTGGTTTCTTTTTACGAAGCATGAATCAATTTTCTCACAATTTCAACGACCTTAGATTAGCTACGGCCAATAAATCTGAAATTGTTAAAAAAGTGAATGATTTTCGGGAATTTTAACCTCACTGCAAAACA